ATGCCGCGTTCCTGTGATGTGGTGGTGGTCAACTACAACGCCGGCCTTCTGCTGGAGGACTGCGTGATCTCGGTGCTGGCCCAGGACATCAACCGGCTGGTGCTGGTGGACAATGCCTCCCATGACGGCAGCCTGGAACAGGTTGCCACCCGGTTCGCTGCCGATGAACGCCTGCTCATCCTGCGCAACTCAAGCAACACCGGCTTCGCTGCGGCCTGCAACCTAGGCGCTAGTCACTGCGAGCAGCCACACATCCTGTTCCTCAACCCCGACACCGTATTGCAACCGGGCGCCTTGCAAGGAATGATCGACGCCCTGCGCCACACCCACGATCTGGGCATGGCAGGTGGCCTGTTGTGCAACTTCGACGGCAGCGAACAGCCCGGTGGACGTCGGGTCTTCCCCACTCCACGGCGGGCAATAGTACGCGCCCTCAACCTGTCGGGCCTGGCCTGGCTCTCGCCGCGACTGTTTTCCGACTTTCTTCTGCACCGCGAGCCCCTGCCCAGCCGTCCGACGCAGGTAGAAGCCATTTCCGGCGCCTGCATGCTGGTCAAGCGCGAAGCCCTGGACAGCGTCGGCGGCTGGGACGAAGGCTACTTCCTGCACTGCGAGGACCTGGACCTGTGCATGCGCTTTCGCCAGGAAGGCTGGAAAGTCTGCTTCGTACCCCAGGCCAGGATCTTTCACGCCTGGGGCGCCTGCAGCCGCACCCGCCCGGTGTTCGTCGAATGGCACAAGCACCGAGGCATGATCCGCTTCTATGGCAAGTTTTTTCGTGAGGACTATCCCCGGGTCCTCTCCTGGAGCATCTGTGCAGGTGTCTGGCTACGATTCAGTTTCGTGGTGGGCTACCACTGGCTGGCGCAGCTGGGACGGATGCTCGGACAGCCTCGCTAGTCCGGCAAAGGCTCAGAGCACAACGTCGGCGTGGCACTTCCTGATAAACTGCGCCAATTCGTCACCCCGACAACCGCCATGACCACAGGCGGTTGCCCCGCAAAGCGACAAACATCCCATGCCCTTTACCGCTCCAAGCCCTTTCCGTTCAGAACCTTCCCGGCGCTTCAGCGTGGCGCCGATGATGGACTGGAAGGTTTTTTCGTCCCAGCCTTATTTTTAAAAGCCTCTAGACCTATCGAACAATATTCGTACCACCTTTGTACCACCTAGCTTCCTTACTCCTACCTGATTAAATGCAACCTCTCGGGCGCGTTGCTATGCTCGAGGCTTCACACAAACAAAATATGCGCATTACCAACACACCCAAGGCCCAGGACCAACGCGAGGGAGTTGGCATTTGGATTTGAATCCATGGAGTCAAATGCATGACGAAGAAAAAAAAACGGACATACGATCCATTTACTGCACTACGCCCGGTATCGCTTGATCTTCAACTGGAGGAACTAGCACGAAATCTATATGAGCTTGCCAGTGAGGGATCGAAATCGACCTGGGATGAAATTAAAACCGGAGATATAAAAGAGAACCCCGACTTGAGAAGAAGGTTTCTGTCTTTAGCACATGCCGGAATGCATGAAGCACAGAACATGATCATTAAATTCATCCAGTCCGGCGACAGCCTGACTGATTCACATAGTGTCTTATTTAAAGGCATTGCCGACCACATGGCTTGGCAAATGATTGGAAATCAACTTTGCTACGCCCGACGCTTTTATAAAGAGCAGAATCAGGTAAACCTAAAAGAGTCAAACTTCGACTCAGTTGTTTTAGCAGCCAATCAAACGATCAGCAGAGACCCTGGTAGTTTTTCACTAATTTCCGATTTGACTTCTTTCGTTCAAGTTGGAGACTTACTTACAATGGGTTCACTCGGAGGCATTGGCATTGGTGAAGTAAAAGAAGGCAAGAAAAATCATGATGTATTTGAGTTCATGAATTTTTTTGCAAAAAGTGGTTGTTCTCGCTCACTCCACTACTTCGCACAAGAACACGGGAAATCCGGGATCAAGCAACTGCAGCGTATGTCTCGACAGGTTGAAAGGATGGGGCATGTGAAGGAGGTCATGACGAGTGGCTCCTCACTGGATCCAGACACGAATCAAAAGATCTACATTCCAGACGAGTTTGTCTACATGCCGAGCTGGGATGATGAACTAAATGCAATTCTAGAGAAGTCTGACTCAAATGGATGGGCATTAGACGTAATAGACGATTGTTTATTTATAGCTTCGTACTCAAAAAGCTCATTCATAGGCAAGGGACATATTGCTTTCAACATGTGGTTTGATGAATTTGGCGGTACGAAAAACTGCCCAAGATTTAGATTATTTGATTCGATGACGCACCCGCTAGCTCTTCCTATCTTTAGCTTGAAAATCTCGAAAAACCACAAACTCGATATCCTATTTGGAAGAAAAAATGTTTGCATCGGCCTGAATATTAGCGGTCTGATCGACAAACTTAAAAAATCAGGATTTAAGGTTCGCGAAGGTACAAATAGAGAGGCCAGTCAGCTTGATCAACAAGGTTTTCACCCCTATCGGCATAATGGTAAAGCTATTTATGTCGGTAATGAACAGCAAGAAATGGCGCTTATGGATGGTATTTTCTTGAGAATGATATTTCACAACCAGCGCCCAATTGAAACAATACGGGCAATATTGAATGGTTCAAGTGAACCAACACCCATAGAGTCATTCAGCTGAGACTCCCAGTGCATGCGGGCCAGCGGCAGTGCGTATCGCTCCAATCCCCAAACCACCTTCGAACGCCAAGATCTGACGCGGTGTGGATGAGGGAGTGCGCGCATGAAGTTGAGAGGATGATTGAAGCGAGCAATCCTGCAAGCGGCATTAGCGGTCCTCCGTCAGAGGTACTACGACGTTTTCATGTTGACCCACGGGAAACAGGTTAGGAGGGTTAGTTTTTTATTGGGAGCGCTGAAAGCCTTGTCCGCTATGGCTTTTCGAATGATTGGCAAGGTTAGCTTTTCGGTTAGGTCTGGTTATTTCCTAACCTTTATTAGTGTTAAATATTCAATATATTAATTCCTTTAAAAACAGATAGTTACGAAATCCTAACCTTTGACCTAACCCAACCTAACCCATCAAAGTTAGGTCTCAAGCCCAACAAATACGGGCCTTCCAACCCAATCACACCCCCTCAAAAAAAAACTAACCTTTTTCCCGAGGCACCTACAGAATTCAGCCGTCCGTACGTGCTTATAGGCGTTGCGCAAACCATCCACCCTCGCAGGGTTCCGCAGGTTTCTCCCCCCTCCCAAACTCCAAGGAAGCGCCCAGCCTGAGCCTCCGAGAGTGGTCCGCAGGTCCGCAGAAAAAGCGACCCATTTAGCCCGCAGGCGAGGTGGGGGGACGACGGCGCGCGCCAGGAGCTGAAGCACGTCACTGCCCCGATTTGTGGCACGTCACTGCCCCGAAATAGCACTGAGCACTTCGTCGCCCTGATTCGCCGATTTGACTCCGCTGAATTACTGTATGCACATACAGCATCAGTTATAGCAGTCTGATCTCATGAGTATCCCCCCTAAAGCTGAGTGGCTTGCCCACTGGCGCCGACACCTGGACGACCACGAACTCCGCATGAGTTACCCCGAGGCTTACCGTCAAGGCTGCCTGGCCATCAGCAAAGACATGGTCGATGCTGAGGTCATCGATCAGGCTCAGAAGTTCGAACTGGATGAGCTCGCAAACGCTGCGTACTGGCACGCCGTTGAGACGCTGATCGATTGCGAACCTGAATTCATATCGTCCGCCTTCTACGACCTGGTTCCTCGGGGCGGCGGGCCGCGGCTGGGCAAGCTCTGGGGAAGAACCTATTACCCGGAAGGCTCGGAGGAATGGGCAGCCCAGGTGATCGATGAGAAAGAAAGTCGTCGGCTCGTGTTCCGAATCAATTCGGATGTGTGGTCAATGGACGGCCTGACGATCACAACGGCCGACGGCAGCATTTATGACCTGATGATCACTGGCCAACGCATCAACGGACGCGAGTACGCGAACATCGATGATCCGGACGCATACCGAGCCCTCGCGGACCAAGCGTTGGTTGCCCTGGAGAATCACGACTTCGAAACCTACCGCCGTGCTCGCCCTCTTCTGCTCGCTGCAGCATTCAGGAAGTGCTCAGCCTGTCTTGACCGGTTCGCGATGCGAGAAGACTGTGCCGTCTGCGAGGGGCGCGGGTTTGTTGCCAGAGATGGGGACAGGTCTACAGTTTAGAGATCGCTGGCCTACCACCAGGGCGCTCATATGTGCGGACGACTTTCGCAGTACCGCGGTATTCACGACTTTGTCGCAGCCCTGAGCATGCCCGGGGCCCTGATCAATAGCGTCGGTGATCAGCCCCTGGGGCGCTACAACGCCGCGCCGACGATGCAGCTCGCCCTCTTCCACGTCGCCGAAGACAAACTACACGCCGACGCCGTGCGCTGGGGGTGGCGGCCGCACTGGGCCACCGACCGCGCCGCGCCAATCAATGCCAGAGTCGAGAAAGTGGCTCACGGGCCGTTCTTCCGCCAGATCTGGCCGCACCGGGCCATATGCCCGATCGACAACTGGTTTGAATGGGTGGACGAAGGCGGCCCGAAGAAACAGCCCTACCTGATCCGACACCGCGACGGCTCCCCCATCCTCTGCGCCTCAATTGGACAACTGCCGGATCCAGACGGAGGTCACGGGGAGAACGACGGTTTTGTGATCATTACTGCCGACAGCGCCGGCGGCATGGTCGATATTCACGACCGCCGGCCGGTGGTCCTGGCCCCGGACCTGGCCCAGGAATGGCTCGACCCCGCAACGCCCAAGGAACGCGCCGAGCAGATGGCCTTGCACCAGGGCGAGCCCGCCGAAGCCTTCGAATGGTTCAAGGTAAGCACCGCCGTCGGCAACGTCCGGAATCACGGGCCAGAGCTGATCACTCCCCAACGCTAAGAAGGCTGATTTCTGAACAAAAGAAAGCCGCCCAGACGGCGGCTTTACTCCACAATCAGAGGGCGCTACGTCTCCTTTGCACCCAGCTCAAACGGCTTGAACCGGACGACATCCTCGCCAAGCCATTCGTTGACCTGAGCCAGGCGCGCCTGCAGTGGCTCCAGCTCATTGACCGCCCACACCTCAGCAGCCTCCCGCAATGACCCGAAACCACCTGCGTTCTGAGGCACGATGCCCATCAACTGCGGCGGAATACGCAAGGCCGCGAGCAGGTCGTCGCGGCTGATGTTTTTGATTGAGCTGAATTCATCCTTGGCCGCGACCTCGCTGACCGGGATCAGCTGGATGCCGTCCTTCTTCCCGGCCGGCGCATAGACGAACAGGTTGCGGAAGTTGCCCGGGCCTTTCGAGTTCTTCAGCGCGGTACGCAGCGAATCGATGTCCTCTTCCTTCTGCGCCGCGTCGGTCATGTAGAGGATGAAACCTGCATGACTGCCGTTGTTGTAGTACTTGCGGCGAAACAAGGTGGCGCTCTCGTTCAGCAGCGCGCTTTGCAGCGCCGCCAGCCACTCCGGCAGGCCATAGATCTCCTGGTTGATATCGGCCTCGCGCAGGTGGCAGATGGAGCCCGGGGCGAACTCGTGCTCATCCTTCCAACCCCGCACCTGGTAGTAGGTCACCAGATCGGCGCCGCGGCGCATGTACTTCGCCAGCGGCGGGACCAGGCCCAGGGTGTTGCGCAGCATGTTGTTGCGCTTCTCCAGGTAGCAGTTACCGCACCAGAGCCAGTCCAGAGCGAACTGCTCGAAGGCCTGACGGCTGAGCAGCTTGTGGGGGATGAAGGTGCGGGCCAGCATGTTCCGCTTGAAGTTCAGCCCAGACTGCAGGTACACGCTGGCCCGGGTGGTCTTTGCCAGGCCATCCATGGACATCGGTGTTTCGTACCAGCGGCCGTTAAGCCAGCACTGCAGGTAGTCGAGGATCTCGCGGCCATCCAGCACCGGCGTCGGGTCCCCAAAGGTGAAGGCCTCCACCGGGCCGGCCTCGGCCTGCAGCAGCTCCCCTTCTTTCGGGGCATTGGCGGTTACCAGCTGTTTTCCGCGGTTACGTCTGCTCATCAGTAGGACTCCATAAATCCGGTGTTCGCCGTGGTCTGCCCTTCGAGGGGTTCGTTGTGCAGGGCGTGGAAGGTCGCCCACGCCAAGTCGGCATGGCCGGTTTCGTCGGTGCGACCGGCCGTGTAGGTGAACTGGCGCCCGGAGGCGGTGACGGTCTTTCGAATAGCCATCAGCGACTGGGCCATATCCGTCCAGCCGGCATCGAACTCCAGCCGGCCGTTCTTGATCACGTCGTAGGCTTTCAGCACCAAGCGGGTTTTGACTTCGGGCGAGTAGCTGAAGGTGGTGATGTTCGGGAAGAACGACTTCACCAGCTGCGCCACGCCTGAGCCCATGCCGGTGATGTCGATGCCGATGTAGGTCACCCAGTAGCGCTGGGTGACCTGGCGGATGGCCTCGGCCTGGGCCGCGAAGTCCATGCCCCGGAACTGGTGCCGCTCCAGGATTCGGAACTTGCCGCCGGGCACCATGGGGGGCGCGATCACCACCATGCCCGCGCTATCGCCGTTTTCCGCTGGGTCATAGCCCACCCAGACTTGGCGATCGCCGAACGGCCGCGCGGCGAAGGGCTTGTAGTCCTCTGCCCAGAGGTCCCAACTGTCCACCATGCAGGGCTGCAGCATTGCCAGCGGGAAGATGCTGGCCCCGTCGTCGATGAACTGGCACATCAGCAGGTTCTGGAAGGCCTCGGCGTCGTACTCAAGCCGCAGTTCGTCCAGGTCGAACAGATCACAGCCCCGCCCTTCCGCGTCCAGGATGGTGACGATCTGGCGCCAGATCCGGTCCTCGCAGAGCCGCCCCTGCTGCAGGGCGTTGTGGGACACGTCGAGCTTGATCCGCTGAGCCGCCGGCTTGCCCTTGTTGAATCGCTCACCGGTCCAGAAGGTGTAGGCCTCATGCGCCATGCTCGACGGCGTCGAGAAGTAGGTCCGGCGGTATTGCTTCTGCATCGCCATGCCGCTGGCGACCTTGTTGAGTTCCTTGAACTTGAAGGTCCAGAAGAATTCGTCGAAGTAGAAGTTGCCGTGATAGCCCTGGGCGGTCCGGGCGTTGGTCCCCAGGAAGTGCAGCTCGGCACCGTTGCTCAGGATGATCGGATCACCGGTCAGCTCGATACCGACCGTCTCCCGGGCGAAGGCCTGGATGTAGGCCTTGAAGATGTGCGCCTGATTCTTCGAGGCCGAAAGGAAGATCTGATTGCGCCCAGTAGTCAACGCATCGATCAGCGCCTCCCGGGCGAAGTAGAACGTCGCGCCGATCTGCCGGGACTTGAGGATGGCGCGGGTACGCTGGTTGCCCGCCTTGTACCAGTCCAGCTGATAGCCGAAGCATCCATCGATGAACGCCTCGGTCAGCTTTTCGATGTGTTCTTCATCGAACTCGTTGCGCTTCGGTGCCTTCTTCGGCCCCTCGTTGCGCTTGGCCAGGTTCGGGTTCAGCTCGGTTTCGGTACCGCCCTCGGTAAAGCGCCGGATCCGCGCCTGGCGCTCCAGCTGGCGGTGCAGCAGGTCGATTTCCTTGTAGTCCGCCCCTGACTTGGGGTCCTTGAGGATCAACTGCACCAGGCGCGCTTCGGTGGCCGCTTCGATGCGCTCCAGCGGCGTGGCCCGGTCCCATTCGTCCCGGGCCTTCCAGCTGTGCAGGGTCTTTTCCTTCTCCCCGATCAGCTCGGCGATCTCGCACACGCGATACCCCTGCCAATACAGGTGTTTGGCGTGGCGGCGATGATCGGTGGGCAAATCGACGATGGCATTCATGGCGCAGATGCTGCCGCCCGCGCGCGAACACTTCCCGCGCCGCCCCTTGTAAGCCGTGGATCTACAACAGCGCCTCGTTGCCCGTCTCGCCCGCGCTCAACAACATGCCCTCATCGCCAAGGCACACAGCCACCGCACTGAGGATTCACGCATGGCCGGCAAAACCGACACCCCAGCCAAGAAACACCGCTCCAAGTTCTTCCGCGTCGCCGTTGAAGGCGCCACCACCGATGGCCGCCAGATCGAACGGCAATGGCTGGTCGACGCTGCCGAGACCTACAGCCTGAACACCTACGGCGCCCGGGTCTGGATCGAGCACATGCGCAGCATGCTGCCGGACAGCCCGTTCCGCGCCTATGGCGACGTGGTCGCGTTGAAGACCGAAGAGGTCGAGATTGCCGGCGCCAAGAAGCTTGCCCTGTTCGCCCAGATCGAACCCACTGCCGACCTGGTGAACATGAACAAGGCCCGGCAGAAGCTCTACACCAGCATCGAGATCCGCCCGAAGTTCGCCGACACCGGCCGCGCCTACCTGGACGGCATCGCGGTGACCGATACCCCGGCCAGCCTGGGTACCGAAATGCTCACGTTCAGCGCCCAGAACCCGGACAAAAACCCACTGGCAGCCCGCAAGCGCGACGCCAGCAACCTGTTTTCCGAGGCCATCGAGGTGGCCCTTGAATTCGAGGAAGTCGAGGACGAAGGCGGCAAGGTCGCTGGCCTGTTCAGCCGTGTGCTCGACCTGCTCGGTAAGAGCAAGGACAAGGAAGGCAAGGACGCCGCTCTATTCACCGAGCTCGGCGAGGCCGTCGAGGCCATGGCTGAGCATGTCGCCGGCCAGGGCCAGGCCTTCGCCGCCGAGAAAACTGCCCGCGAAAGCCTGCTCGCCAAGCACGAAAAACTGGCTGCCGACTTTTCGGCGCTGGTGGAAAAGCTCGAAAAGACGCCGGCCGGTACCAGCCAGCAACCGCAGTTCACCTCTCGCCCCGCGGCTACGGGTGGTGACGGGGCTCTCGTCACCGACTGCTGATCCCAACACGGACAACACCAAGCCAAGGAACATCGGAGAACACCATGCGTAACGATACCCGCGTCTTCTTCAACGCCTACCTGCAACAACTCGCGCAGCTGCACGGCGTGAGCGACGTCACCACCAAATTCACGGCCGCCCCCAGCGTTGCCCAGACCCTGGAAACCCGCATTCAGGAGTCCAGCGCCTTCCTCAGCGCCATCAACGTTTACGGCGTCTCCGAACAGTCGGGCGAGAAGATCGGCATCGGCATCGACGGGACCATTGCCAGCACCACCGACACCACCGTTAAGGACCGTGAGCCCCGCGACCCGAGCGGCCTGGACAATCGCGGGTACACCTGCACCCAGACCAACTTCGACACCGGGATTCGCTACCAGAAGCTCGACCAGTGGGCCAAGTTCAAGGACTTTCAGGCGCGCATTCGTGACGCCATCATCAAGGCCCAGGCCCTCAACCGGATCATGATCGGCTGGAACGGCACCAGCCGCGCCGCGACCTCCAACCCATCCACCAACCCGCTGTTGCAAGACGTGAACATTGGCTGGCTGCAGAAAATGCGCCTGGAAAACGCCGCTCGCGTGTTGCACGAAGTGGTCGACGGCAGCGGCAAGATCCAGATCGGTGCGGGCAAGGACTTCGAAAACATCGACGCCCTGGTCGTCAGCATGGTCAACGAGTTCATTGAGCCCTGGTACCAGGAAGACACCGAACTGGTGGTGGTCTGCGGTCGCCAGCTACTGGCCGACAAGTACTTCCCGATCATCAACAAAACCCAGGCGCCGACCGAGATGCTCGCGGCCGACATCGTCACCAGCCAAAAGCGAATTGGCAACCTGCCAGCCGTTCGTGTACCGCACTTCCCGGCCAATGGCCTGTTGGTAACCCGCCTCGACAACTTGTCGATCTACTGGCAGGAAGGTACCCGCCGCCGCACCGTCGTTGACAACGCCAAACGCGACCGCATCGAGAACTTCGAGTCGGTCAATGAAAGCTATGTGATCGAAGACCTGGGCTGCGCTGCCATGGCCGAAAACATCACCCTGAGCTGAGGCCGGCAATCATGACCAACCCCTGCCGTCGTCACTTCCAGCGCGTAACAGCAGCCGTTGCAGCGGCTGCTGTCGCCGGGCCAGCCCTGACCATGGATGGCGCAACCATCTACGAGCTGCACCTCGCCAAGCTCCAACAGGATTACCTGCGGCTAAAACAGGTGCAGTCCACCGAGGGCAAGGCAGAGCTCAAGCGGCAATTGCTGCCGGAGTACGAGCCCTACGTCGAAGGCATGCTTGCCGAGGGCAAAGGCGCCCAAGACCAGGTGCTGACCACCTTGATGGTCTGGCGCATGGACGCCGGCGACTTCAAGGGTGCCCTGGACATCGCCGCCTACGTGATCGAGCACCAGCTGCTGATGCCGGATCGCTTCGAGCGCACCACCGGCACCATCGTCGCCGAAGAGATCGCCGAAGCCGCGTTGAAGGCCCAGAAAGCCGGCGGCAGCTTTGACCTGGAATTGCTGCTGCGCACCGAGCAGATCACCACCAAGGAAGACATGCCGGACCAGGCCCGAGCCAAGCTGCACCTGGCCATCGGCAAGGCGCTTTCTGCTCAGGTCGCCGATGACGCCCCCGCAGACACTGCCCTCCAGCCCCTGGAGCAGGCCAAGACACACCTGGCCCGCGCCATCGAGCTGCACAGCAACTGCGGCGGCAAAAAGGATCTGGAGCGCGTCGAGCGCCTCCTCAAGAAACACACTGCGCCAGCCCCTTAAAGGCACGCAGTTAACCGAGCGTCCCCACGCACCCCGCCGGCTCGGGGCGGATCGGCCAGACCGCTCCGCCTGAACGTGAAGCCCCGACCACCGGCGACTTACTGAGCGCAGCACCATGAGCGGATTCGTAGCCGGCGGCACCACGCCAAGCGGCCACATCAACACCGACCCATTCTGGCCCTCGATCGACCTGGACCAGCTGCGCGCCACCTTGCGCATCGACAGCAGCGTCACGCCGGCTCGTCTGGAAACAGCGGTGATCAACGCCGCGATCAGCGTCAACCGGGAGCTCGATGACTGGCGCATAGCCCAGCAAGCTGCAGGCTATGCCGAACTGAAAGACGTCCCCAGCCCTCTGGTCAAGGATGAATCCGCCCAGGTCCACCTGTACCGCCGAGCGATCGAGGCCGGCGTTGGCGCTGAGGTCTGTGAACGCTACCGCTCCTACGACAGCACCAACACGGGCAACCGCAAGGCCGAAGAACTGGCCCCGAACATCGATGACTACCACCGCGACCAACGCTGGGCCATCCGCGATTTCCTGAGAACCAAGCGCACCACCGTGGAGCTGATCTGATGGCTGTCACCCTTCGCGCCCTGCAAAACGACACCGTCGACGCTCTCTGCTGGCGTCACTACGGCCGCACCGCCGGCGTCACCGAGGCGGTGCTTGAGGCCAACCCCGGGCTGGCTGATCACGGCCCCACCCTGCCGCAAGGCCTCGCCGTTCAAATGCCCGAAGCCCAGACCACAGCCCCACAGCGGCAGATGGTGAACCTATGGGACTGATCCACTTGAGCCGCCTCCTTGAGACCTACCACCCTGGACCCTGGAATGAAGCGAATGCCTGACCGTCCCGACACCTGGGCCTGGTTCGCCGCCTGGCTCGAACAGAACTGGCCGACCCTGTACGCCGGCGTCCTGGCGCTGATCATCGCGGCCCTACGGATCATGTACGGCGGGGGCACCCTACGCCGGGTGCTGGTCGAGGCGCCGCTCTGCGGGGCGCTGGCCCTGGCTGCCAGCCACGGCTTGGCGTTGCTCGGCATCCCGGCATCGACCGCCCCGTTTTTCGGTGGCGTGATCGGCCTGCTCGGCGTCGAGGGCACTCGCGCCGCGGCCCGCAAGTTTTTCAACCGCAAGGTAGAGCAACTATGAACACACTCCGGCACGGCGATCGCTCGCAGGCGGTTCGAATCCTGCAGAAGAACCTCAACAGTCACGGCATTACCGTGGCAGTGGACGGCGACTACGGCGACGCCACCGAAATGGCCGTTCGCGCCTACCAGCTCAAGGCCGGCCTGGTTGTGGACGGCATCGCCGGCGAGAAAACCCAAACCAGCCTGGCCGGTGGCGATTGCGCTCTGCTGCTGAAGAACGCCGACCTGGTCAGCGCTGCCCAGCGCCTGGATCTGCCCCTCGCCAGTGTCTACGCCGTCAATGAGGTCGAATCGAACGGCAAGGGTTTCTTCGCCAACGGCAAGCCGGCGATCCTGTTTGAGCGGCACATCATGTACCGCCAGTTGAAGACGCCACGTCACCCGGGCGACGACCCGGCAGAACTCAAGCGCCACGCCGACGAGCTCGCGGCGCAGTACCCGGCCATCATCAACCCGAACCCCGGTGGCTATGCCGGCGGACCTGCTGAGCATCAGCGCCTGGCCACCGCCCGCCTCATGGATGACACCGCGGCCCTCGAATCCGCCTCCTGGGGCGCCTTCCAGATCATGGGCTTTCACTGGAAGCGCCTCGGCTATGCCAGCGTGCAGGACTTCGTGACGGCCATGAGCGCGAGCGAGTCCCGCCAGTTCGACGCCTTCGTCCGCTTCATCGAGACCGATCCGGCCCTCCACAAGGCGCTGAAGGCCCGCAAGTGGGCCGACTTCGCCAGGCAGTACAACGGACCGAACTACCAACGCAACCTGTACGACACCAAGCTCCAGCGCGCCTATGAGCGGCACAGCGATTGCAACTGCGGTCAGGAGGTACCGGCATGATCGATCTCGAAGCGGTGCACAAGCTGAAGGTTGAAGACGGTGATGTCCTGGTCGTACCGGAAAACACCAAGGCAGAAGACATGGAGCTGCTGGCCGAGGCGCTGCAATTTGTCGATCCAGGCTGCCGGGCGATTGTGATTCGCGGCCCGCTCGAACACCTGGACGTCGGCGCCATGAACAAACTGGGCTGGTACCGGGCATGACCGGCAAGATCGCCTACCTCGAAATCTCCGGTCGCCAGACAGGAAAAACCACCCGCCTGGTGAAAATCGCAAACGACCTCACCGCCCAGGGGGAGACGGTGATTTTCGTCATCCAGCAAGCAGAGGATTTACTCGGGCGCCTGCCAGGGGTCGTCGTACTTTCGGACCATCAGGCCCCTCCTGATGACCTCAACCTGGAACAAGCTATCTGGATCTACGACGAGTTCGACTGGCTCAAGTCGGCCAAGGTCCGCAACGGCGGGTACTACGCAACGACGGCGAGACGAGTCCGCGACCTGGGGATCGATACCTCGGAAATGGATCTGCTGTTGCAACTGATCGAGCTCAACGGCGGTGGCTATCAGCGCCATCTTCTGACGCCGGGGGTAATCGATGAGGCCTACTACGAGGAGGCGCGCGCGGCCTACACCGATGAGCAGTACCGCCAGTTGATCCTGGGGGAGTTCCTCAAATGAGCACCATCCGCCAGATCCTGCTGGGCCTGGCCTTGGTCGGCGTGTTGGGGCTACTGCTCTGGGGCCAGCAACAACGCATTGAGGTCGCCGACAAGAACCGAGCAATGGCCGAGAAAAACACCCAGGACGCGCTGGCCGCGGCCGGACGCAGCGAGGGCAAAGCCAACGCCCTGGAGGCTGCTCTTTCCGGCGAACGCGAGGCCCAGGCCCGTCTGCGCACGGAACAGGACCTGCTACGCCAGGGGCTCGCCAAACGACAACTCACCATCGAGGGGCTGAAACGTGAAAACGCTGATTTGCGCGCTTGGGCTGACCAGCCCTTGCCTGATATTGCTCGCCGGCTGCGCGAGCGCCCCGCCCTCACCGGCGCCGACGCTTATCGTCAGTGGCTGTCCGGCCGTGGTGCCCTGCAGCCTGCCGGCGACCAGGCCAAACAGTAACGGCGACCTCATCACCGACCAGGACCTTAGCGAGGCCGCCTGGGCCGAATGCGCGGGCCAGGTCGACATGATCTACCGTTACCAGCAGGCCAAACCATGAACAAACCCGATAGCCTGCGGGCCTTCCTACTGGAACAGATCCCGGAACTGCGCCACAGCCCCGACCGACTGCTGATCTTCATCGACAACGGCAAGGTCCGCTGCACCGCGGCCCCCAGCCTCTCGTTCGAATACAGCTATGACCTCCAGGTAATCCTGACCGACTTCGCCGGCCATCCGGACAGCGTCATGCTGCCGCTGCTGGAGTGGCTCCGCGTGAATCAGTCCGAACTGCTGGAGAACCTCGACAAGTCCGCCGACGGCATCAAGTTCGAGGCCGACCTCATCGACAAGAGCAAGGTCGACATGAGCTTGACCCTTCCCCTCACCGAGCGCGTGGTCGTTCGTACCGATGATGTAGGCAACACCACCATCAGCCACCCAGGTGAACCCCAGCGCAACCCCGCATGGCCCGAGAGTGGCCCGGAATGGATAGTGCCCAATGGCCGACCTTGAAGCGCTTGAGGATTGGGCCGCGGGCCTGCTGGGGCAGCTGCAGCCCGCCGCCCGCAATCAGCTCGCCCGAAGCATCGGCCAGGCCCTGCGCCGTAGCCAGCAACAGCGGATCATCGCCCAGCGCAACTCAGACAAGAGCAAGTATGCACCGCGCAAACAGCGGAACCTGCGGGGCAAACAGGGACGCATCAAGCGCCAGGTACAGATGTTCAAGAAGCTGCGCACTGCGAGCTTATTGAAGGTTCAGGGGGACGGTAATGCGATCAGCGTTGGGTTTACTGGGCGGGTGGCCCGTATTGCGCGCGTGCATCAATATGGACTACGGGACCGTGCCGAACGTAGTGCTCCGGAGGTGCGATATGAACAGCGAGAAATTCTAGGGTTCACAGAAGCTGATCTAGATCTGATCCGCGACAGCTTACTCCAGCACCTGATACAGTGAACTTAACTTAAATCGAAACAGCCACTTCAACAACCCATCAGTCACGAGCTAATTATGGACATAAAAAACATAACACGGAGCATCATAAAATCGTTTCAAGGCCACCCAAGAACAACTGCTGCAGTACTTATAACTCTCACCATATCAGCCATCACAAAACTTGCTGACAAACCATCAGAATACAACATAGTAATTGCCTCACTAATTGCTTTAATAGCTGCAATGATGGCTCACCATTCAGCAACAATGGTCTCTACAGACAAAACCAGAAAAGACAAACGAGACGAAGACCATCTTAGAAGAACAGTAATAATTAGAGCAAAGGTTATGGCTGCAGAGCTTGAAAGCCTGACACAGCAAAAACACATCGATTTTAATGAGAAAATCGACATAAAAATGCATCATACAAATGAGAAAAACAGACTAAATGTAGAGCTACCTCTTGCGTCACTATATATTTGCAGGATCTCACTACCTGCCGACTTCAACTACATAAAAGAAAACCTCGGACTAATTCCATCACCCGTAGTAGTCAACTGCATTTCAAGAATATCCTTCATAACAGAAACAATAAACTCCCACATAGATTGTCAAAAAACCAACGTCAGCGACTTTACAAATTACATATCCAGCGCAGATAAAATAGCCTCAAGCGAAAAAGAGAATGTAAAATTAGTAGCCTTTTCATCACTATCAAACTTCCTAACATCACAACCAACAAACCGGCTTTCAAGCGCCTTAGACTCCTTGCGCGAGATTTCAACTGTACTCTCCGAAGAGATGAAAAACATAAGCCATTAAAAAATGATGCAGGCAACACCACCAGCCACCAAGGTGAATCACAGCGCAACCCCACATGGCCCGAGAATTGCCGGGAATGGATAGTGCCCAATGGCCAACGTTGACGCGCTTGAGGATTGGGCCACAGGCCTATTAGGGCAGTTGCATCCCGGACGGGAGCAAGTACGCACCGCGCAAACAGCGGAACCTACGTGAGAAGTCAGGCGGACTCTTCGGAAGCTAGCGATGTTCAAAAAGCTACGGACGGCACCGCATCTGACAGTAAGTGGTAATAGCAATTCCATGACGGAGGGATTCACCGGGTGAGTAGCCCGGATTGCCAGGGTTCAACAGTGTGGTTTGATAGTGTGGAACCTGGAGTCGCTGACGTGCGCTATGAACAACGCCAAGTGCTAGGGTCTACCAACGCGGATTGGAGCTTATCCGCGATGGCATTCTAGCTCATACAACCTAAAGATCTTCAATATTTATAACATCATCTTCAATCTCGAAAGGCGGCGGCGACTTATAAAGAACAGATCGAGACACCTCTCCCTTAAATTTTAACTTAGATTTAAAGTAATACTTAAAGGCGCTCACCAATTCCTCAGGGGCACGGGGATCAAGAAGTATTCTATCGATAAAAACATGCGGATCTATTTTTACAGCCAAACCCTTTTTATCGCTTGCGCGATCCTCGGACAGAGCAAGAAAAGTCGCTCTCCATTCATTTTCGTGCCTAAACGCATCGCGCTTCAGGTAAAGCATATCTGTAGCTCTACTAATGTTGAATTCCTGCCGCAATTCACTTGCAATCGCTTTTGCCTCGATATTTATAGCAACCTGACTTTTATATTCAACACTTCTTACTCGATATTTATACCCCTTTTCTTTACAGGCCGCTTTCATTACAGCGACAATTTTCTCAGCTGTGGTAGATATACGCACTCCCATACCATTTTGGGAGTAAATCCTCCACATTGCATCTGAAATTCCTAGTTCGCTCCAACACTGCGCAAAAATCGCATGATCTTTAGAGTGTTTAATTCGTTGCTCATAAGGATCTTCCCAAGTGCTAGGCTTAGCAAAATACAGTTCTTTTTTTTCAAATATTTGAACGACGCGAGAAAAATCCATTATTCGATAAAGCCGTTTTGAATTTTCTTCAACTGCCATGTAACTTTTCCTTTTTCGTCGGCACTGTTGTGGATGAAAGATGCTGTGATCGGAGGCTACTGTTTAGCCATCATGATGTCCAACAGCTGTAGACGAAAAATCTTGATGGTTGGCGGTTCTACGGGACTGTAGGACGATTAGATACAAGTTTGTATTGCTGCACTCCCTCGCGCGCAGCGCCACCATCGGCGCCATGAACGATCTAGCCACCCTCGCCCGCCTGATTGAAAACCTCATCCGCTTCGGCGTTGTCGCCGAAGTCCAGATGAAGCCCCCGCGCGTGCGTGTGAAAACCGGTGAACTGACCACCGCCTGGCTGCCATGGTTGGCCTTGCGTGCCGGATCTGACAAGGAGTGGGACCCACCCACCGCCGGCGAACAGGTGCTGTTGATCAGTCCCTCGGGTCAGCTCGGCAACGGCGTGGCCTTGACCGGCTTATTCAGCGACAGCACCCCGGCCAACGGTGATCGCGCCGGTCTCCACCGCCGCACCTACAGCGACGGCACGGTGATCGAGTACGACAGCGTCGCTCATCACCTAAATGCCACCCTGGCCCCGGGCGGTACCACCAACCTGGTCAGCGACGGCGGCATCACCATCGTCGGCCCGATCACCCACCAGGGCGACTACACCCAGACCGGCAATCAGATCGTAACCGGCAAGGTCACCGTTTCAGATGACGTTGTCGCGGCCGGTATCAGCCTGGTCAAACACCTGCATGGCGGCGTGCTGCCTGGTGGAGCCAAGACGGGAGTACCGGAATGAACAGAGAAACCGGCGCCGCCCTCAGCACCGAAGAGCATATCGTCCAGTCCTGCACCGATATCCTGACCACGCGCCTCGGTACCCGGGTGATGCGCCGTGAATACGGCAGCGTCCTGGCCGAGCTGGTTGACCACCCGTTCAACGATGCAACCCGCCTGCGCGCTTACGCGGCCACCGTGATGGCCCTGATGCGCTGGGAGCCACGGATTACCTTGAGCCGGGTGCAATTCGTTGGCGTGACGCTCCAGGGCCAGTCGGTGATGGACATTGAATGCAGCCGAGTTGATACCAACGAGCCGTTAAGCCTGAGCGTTCCGCTGCAACTGGGTGCCAGCGTATGAGCACCTTTGTCGCCATCGACCTGGGCCAGTTGCCGGCGCCGCAGATCGTCGAGCAGATCGACTACGAACAGATCCTCGCCGAGCGCAAGGCCTACGCCATCAGCCTCTGGCCCGTGGAGGAGCAAGCCGAGATTGCCGCCCGACTGGCGCTGGAATCTGAGCCACTGACCAAGCTGCTGCAGGAGAACGCCTACCGGGAAACCATCTGGCGCCAGCGGGTCAATGAGGCCTCTGTCGCCAACATGCTGGCCCTGGCCAAGAACTCCGACCTGGACAACCTCGCGGCAAACTACAACGTCGCCCGCCTGGTGGTGCAGGAAGCCAACCCCGCGGCCGTGCCACCGATTGCCCGCATCATGGAGAACGACGACAGCCTCCGCGAGCGTGCCCAGATGGCCTGGGAAGGCCTGAGCACCGCGGGGCCGCGCAACAGCTACATCTTTCACGCACGCTCCGCAGATGGCCAGGTTGCCGACGCCACGGCAGAAAGCCCGGCGCCAGCCGAGGCAGTGATCACCGTACAATCCCTGCTCGGCGACGGTACGGCCTCACCAACCCTGCTCGCAGCGGTCAAGACCTACCTCAGCGACGACGACCGCCGGCCCGTCGCCGACCGGCTGACCGTCCAGGGCGCCGAGATCATCAATTACCAGGTCAAGGCCACGCTCTACATGCTGAGCAACGGCCCCGAAAACGAGCTGGCCCTCGCCGCAGCCCAAGCCAGCCTCCGGGCATTTGTGCACCAGCGCCGGCGCCTGGGCCTGGAAGTGTCCGAATCGGTGGTGCATGCCCGGCTGCACGTCGAAGGCGTGCGCAAAGTCGTGCTGCAGGACTGGGCGGATATTGTTGCAACGCCCTATCAGGCGCCGTTCTGCACCGCTATCAACCTGGCGTTGGGGGTTGAGTGATGGTCGACCAACCTATGTTGCCACGCAATTCCACCCCGCTGGAACGCCAGGCCGCCCAGGCCCTGGCCCAAATCCAGCGGGTGCCGATTCCGCTGCGCCAGCTGTACAGCCCGGATCTGTGCCCGGCTCATCTGCTGCCGTACCTGGCCTGGGCTTTCTCGGTCGATCGCTGGTCCAGCCAATGGACGGAGGCAGCCAAGCGGGCCGCGATCCGTGCGGCGTACTACATCCACTCACGCAAGGGCACCATCGGCGCCTTGCGGCGGGTGGTGGAGCCGCTGGGCTATCTGATCGAGGTCGTCGAGTGGTGGCAGAAGGTGCCTAACGGGCCGAGGGCGACCTTTGCGCTCAAGGTCGGTGTACTCGACACCGGTATCACCGAGGAGATGTACCAGGAGCTGACCTGGCTGATCGACGATGCCAAGCCCCTCACCCGCCACCTGATCGGCCTCGATATCACCCTTGAAACCCGCCTGAACGCCTACACCGGCGTCGCCGTCTTCGACGGTGACGAGATCGACGCCTACCCCTGGACCAACCCGGACCTCGACATCGTGATCCAGGGCTATAGCGGCGTCAGCGAATACACCCTCGACGAACTGGACGTGTACCCCCATGGTTAATCAGAACTCCATTTTCGGCGGCATGCTCACCAGCCTCGGCGCTGCCAAGAAAACCAACTGCGACGCCCTGGGCATCCCCTGGGAGCCCAGCTACATGCTCATCGGTGACGCCAATGACACCGACCCGGTGCCAAGCCCTGGGCAAACGCAGCTGATCCGCCAGGTCTACCGCGCACCGCTCAATGCGCTGTACGTCTCGCCGACCGATGACAAGGTGCTGATCGCCGAGCTGGTGCTGCCGCCGGAAGTCGGCGGCTGGTGGATTCGGGAGCTGGCGATCGAGGACAAGGACGGCGTGTTCTGTGCGGTCGCCAACGTGGCCCCCAGTTACAAGCCGCTGCTCGCCCAGGGCTCCGGGCGAAATCAGGTCGTGCGGATGCACATCATCACCAACAGCACAGCCAACATTCAGTTGAAGATTGACCCGAGCGTGGTCCTGGCGACGCGCTCCTACGTCGATCAGCGCATTCTGGAGGAGCTGAACAAGCAGGACTTCAAACATTCGGTGCTGGTGGCGACCTCTGGAGCCATCGCTCTGAGCGGCCTGCAGACGATTGACTCGGTGGCCGTGGCCGCCGGCAACCGCGTCCTGGTCAAGAACCAGCCCCAGGCCAAGGATAACGGGCTGTACGTTGCGGCTGCGGGCGCCTGGTCGCGAACCCAGGACGCCGATACCAGCCTTGAAGTTACCCCGGGGCTGTTTGTCCACGTTGAGAAAGGCGTAGCCAATGGCGACAGCGTCTGGCAGTTGGTGACCGATGGGCCAATTGTGCTCGGTACCACAGACCTAGCCTTCGAAATGGTGGCCGGCCGCACAGGCGTGAATGCGGGGACCTACACCAAGGTCACGGTGGATAAATACGGCAAGGTGATTGCCGGAGTAAACCCCAGCACACTGGCTGGCTACGGCATCACCGACACTTACACCAAGGCTGAGATCGAGGCGCTGGTAGCCAAAGCGTCGTCGCTGCCAGTGGGCTCGATGGTGGCGTTTCCCAAAGCCAACGTGCCACCGGGGTTCCTTGAGATCGATGGCAGTGTGAAGAGCATTGCCACCTATCCAGACCTGGCAGCGTACCTAGGAACAACGTTCAACAAAGGCGGCGAGGGCGCCGGTAACTTCCGGCTGCCTGAGTCCCGAGGTGAGTTTCTGAGAGGCTGGGACCATGATCGGGGGGTTGATCCTGGCCGAGAAATTGGCAGTTGGGCCCCGGATGAGTTCAGATCGCACTTTCACGGTGCTCCAAACTCGGATGCTGCGGGCGGGGTCTACGGTAGCTGGTTGTATGCCGAGCTCGGCAACGCTGCTACGAACTACGAAAACATCACGAAGAACGCTGGCGGCAGTGAAACCCGTCCCCGCAGCATTGCGGTCATGTGGTGCCTCAAGGCTTGGGGGGCGCCAGTCAATCAGGGAAACATCGACGTTGCCGGCTTGGCCGCACAAGTTGATGGCTTTTCGGGTCGGTTGACAGCTCTGGAGGCACGGCCACGGGGTCTTGGTGATGGTCAAACCTGGCAGCACGTCACCGCCTCCCGTGTCTCAGGCACTGTCTACACGAACACAACCGGGCGGCCGATCTTTGTGCAAGTGTCGTTCACTACCGGCGGCGTTTATGTCGTTGTCGATGGCGTGAACTTGACGGTATCTGCATATCACGCGGCTTTCATCGTGCCAGCGGGATCGACTTACAAAGTCACGTATGGCAGTCCTGTTAACTTGACCTGGGTGGAGCTTCGTACATGAGATATTTCAACAACCCGCAAACGGGCGAGGTGCATGCATACGATGATGATGCCCCGGAGCACTTCATCGCCGGCTATCTGCTGCCAATGTCCGATGAGGCAGTTCGATCGTACATTGCCAGTGCAAGCGCGCCTCTGCTCGACCCTACAACCGAGGAACGTAACTGGCGTGATGTCGAGTTGACCTCTGTGCTCTGGCTGCGTGAGCGTCACCGTGATCAGCTTGAGATAGAAGCGCCGACCACACTTACCGCCGGCCAATTCAAGGAACTGCTGGTATACATGCAGGCTCTGCGCGACTGGCCGCAGTCGCTGGACTTTCCCGCTATCCAGCGTCGCCCCACTGCCCCAGGGTGGATTGCAGAGCAAATCGAGTAGCCCGGCTCCGTGCTTTCTCCCTGTATCCCCCTTCCCTACAACCCGCCGCGCTCGCCGATCCGGCGCGCGCGCGGCAGCCTGTGCACTGTCACCCCATTACTGCGCAGGCAAAACCCATGGCCGATTATCTCCACGGCGTGCGGGTCCTCGAACTCAACGACGGCACCCGCCCCATTCGCACCATCCCCACCGCTGTTATCGGCCTGGTATGCACTGCCGACGACGCTGATCCGCTGGCATTCCCGCTCGATACCCCGGTCCTGCTGACCAACGTTCAGACCGCGGTCGGCAAGGCCGGCACCAAGGGCACCCTCAGCGCAAGCCTGCAGGCCATTGCCGACCAAACCAAGCCCTACATCATCGTTGTGCGGGTCAAGGAAGGCGAAACCGAAGCCGCGACCACCAGCGCCCTGATCGGCACCACCACCGCCGATGGCAAATACACCGGCATGAAAGCCCTGCTCGCCGCCAAAGCCCGTGTCGGCATGGTGCCACGCATCCTCGGCGTACCAGGCCTCGACAGCCTGCCGGTGGCGACGGCACTGGTCTCGATCGGCCAGCAGTTGCGGGCCTTCTGCTACGTCAGTGCCCGGGACAGCAAGACCAAGGAAGAGGCCGTTGCCTACCGCGAGAACTTCGGCGCCCGCGAAGTCATGGTGATCTGGCCGGACTTCGAACATTGGGACACCACCGCCAACGCGACAACCAAAGCATCTGCAGTAGCCTGCGCCCTGGGCCTGCGGGCGAAGATCGACCAGGAGGTCGGCTGGCACAAGACCCTGTCCAACGTCGCGGTCAACGGCGTCACCGGCATCAGCGCCGACGTGTTCTGGGACCTGCAGAACCCGGCCACCGACGCCAACTACCTCAACTCCAACGAGGTGACCACTCTGATCAACGAGGGGGGCTTTCGCTTCTGGGGCAGCCGGACTTGCAGCGACGATCCGCTGTTCGCCTTCGAGAACTACACCCGTACAGCGCAGATCCTCGCCGACACCATGGCCGAGGCGCACATGTGGGCCGTGGACAAGCCCATGACCCCGTCCCTGGTGAAAGACATCATCAACGGCATCAACGCAAAGTTCCGCGAATTGATCTCGGCCGGGTACCTGATCGGTGGCAACTGCTGGTACCAGGAAGACGCCAACGACAAGGACACCCTCAAGGCCGGCAAGTTGTTCATCGACTACGACTACACGCCGGTTCCACCGCTGGAAGACCTCACCCTGCGGCAGCGGATCACCGACCGCTACCTGATGGACTTCGCCAGCAAGATCAACAGCTAACCAGGGGCTCCCTCGCGAAGGGAGTCACCCCGTGCCAGGACACCGGAGAACACCGCCATGGCCATGCCTCGCAAACTGAAAAACCTCAACCTGTTCAACGACGGCAACAGCTACCTGGGCTTGGTCAAGTCGGTCACCCTGCCGCCCCTCGGCCGCAAGATGGAGTCCTACCGGGGCGGTGGCATGAACGGCTCGGTCAAGGCAGACCTGGGCTTCTCCGATGACGGCATCCAGTTCGAATGGAAGACCGGCGGCCTGGACCTGATCGCCCTGCGCCAGTTCGGCTCGGTGAATGCCTCCGGGATCATGCTGCGCTTCTCCGGTGCCTTTCAGCAGGACGACACCGGCGACGTCAGCACCGTCGAGGTGGTGGTACGTGGCCGGCACGAAACCATCGAGATGGGCGATGCCTCCCCCGGCGAAGACACCGAGCACAGCATCACCACCACCTGCAGCTACTACAAGCTGACCGTGGACAACGAAGACATCATCGAAATCGACCTGCTCAACTTCATCGAGAAGGTCAACGGCGTCGACATGCTGGAGAAACAGCGCAACGCCATCGGCATCTGATCCCCTGCCGCTCTCGGCCCGAGAGCGGATAGCACTGCAACCTGGAGCACTCAATGAACACCGACGACAACACCCAAGCCCCTGCCGAAGTCGAAGACAACATCGTAGTCCTCGACACCCCGATCCCCCGGGGCAAGACCACCATCGACATGATCACCCTGCGCAAACCCCAAGCCGGCGAGTTGCGCGGCGTGCACCTGGTCGAACTGCTGAACATGGACGTTGCCACCCTGATCAAGATTCTGCCGCGTATCAGCAGCCCAGGCATCACCGCCCCGGAAGCCGCAGCCATGGACCCTGCCGACCTGCTGGCCTGTGGCAGCAAGATCTCCGGTTTTTTGTTGCAGAAGTCGGTGAAGACGGAAGTATCCCTCGTTGCGTAGAGGACGCCATGGCCGATCTGGCCGTGGTTTTTCACTGGGCGCCGGCTGACATGGACCAGCTGGGCCTGCAGGAACTGATGGACTGGCGCGAGCGCGCCAGGGTGCGGAGCTCCACCGATGGCGAATGACCTCAAACTTCAGGTGCTACTGAACGCCATCGACAGGGCTACCGGCCCCCTGAAGTCGATCAATAAGAGCAGCATCGGCGCTGCCCGGGCATTGAAGGATGCCCGGGACAACCTCAAGCAGCTCAACGCGCAACAGAAAGACATCAGCGCCTGGCGCACCCAACGCGCCGCTGCCGAGCAGACCGAGCAGGCTCTCGGCGCCGCCCGTGATCGCGTGCGAGCGCTCAGCCAGCAATTCGCCGCCACCGGTGCGCCGACCCAGGCCATGACCCGGGACATGCGTTCAGCGATCCGAGAGGCGCAGCGGCTCAAGCAACAGCACCAGCAACAGGGCGAGCAGCTCCAGGGCTTGCGCACGAAGCTCTACGACGCCGGCATCAGCACCCGCAACCTAGGACAGGCCGAGCGTGACCTGCGCAGCAAAATCACCCAGACCAACCAGACCATAGGGCAGCAGGAAGCCAAGCTCAGGCGTCTGGCTGGGCAGCAAAGACAGCTCGCCAACGCGAAAAGGAGTTACGAGAAGGCTCAGAGCGTTTCCGGAGGAATGGCTGCAAGCGGTGCCGCTGGGCTTGGCGCCGGCTACGCCCTGAGCCGGCCGCTGAAGGCGGCAGTAGACGCCTTTGCCCCCGCAGAGAACGCCGCGACCCAGCTGAAGGTGTCGATGATGGCGCCGGACGGCTCCATTGCTGCCGAATTCGAAAAAATGACGGCCCTGGCCACGCAGCTCGGTGACCGCCTGCCCGGCACCACTGCCGACTTCCAGGAAATGATGACGATGCTCCGGCGCCAGGGGCTCACGGCGACCAACATCCTCGGCGGTACCGGCGAGGCCGCCGCGTATCTGGGCGTTCAGTTGCAGATGCCAGTGACCGCCGCCGCGGAGTTCGCGGCAAAAATGCAGGACGCCACCCGGACCACCGAAAGCGACATGATGGCGCTGATGGACACGATTCAGCGCACCTACTACCTGGGCGTCGACAGCGGCAACATGCTCCAGGGCTTCAGCAAGATCTCCCCGGTAATGGACATCATCAAGAAACAGGGCCTGGAAGCGAGCAAGGTTCTTACTCCCCTGCTGGTGATGATGGATCAGGCCGGTATGGAAGGCGGCGCGGCGGGTAACGCCTACCGGAAGATTTTCCAGGGCGCGATGGCCAACGCAAAAATCCAGAAGTCACTGGATGACCTGAAGGCCGAACGCGGGATCTCGCTGAAGCTCGACTTCACCGACGGCAAAGGCGAGTTCGGCGGTATCGAGAAGATGTATGCCCAGCTGGAGAAGCTCAAGGGCTTGAACACCGAGGTTCGCCTCGACCTGATCAAAAGCATGTTCGGCGACGACAGCGAGACCCTGACCACCCTCAACACCATGATGGCCAAGGGCATTGCCGGCTATCGCGAAGTCGAGGGCAAGATGCAGACCCAGGCCGACCTGCGGACCCGGGTGAACGTGCAACTGTCGACGCTGGCGAACGTTCTGGAAGCCGCCGAGGGCAGTTGGACCAACGCAATGGCCGACGTCGGCAACGTGATGGCCCCAGAGCTGAAGGAGCTCATCCAGTCGTTGGGAGAGGTTGCGAACCGTGTGGGCGCCTGGGTAAAGGCCAACCCCGAGTTGACCCGCCAGATCGCCAAGACCGTCGCCGGTATCGCCATACTGATGACCATCATGGGCGGCCTCAGCATCGGCCTGGCAAGCATGATTGGTCCCTTCGCTATGGTGCGCTACGCCCTGACCTTGTTCGGCATCAAGGGCAGCGGCGCCCTCGGCCTGATTGGCCAGGGAATCCGCGTACTGGCTATGGCCCTGGGTGGTCCGCTGATCGCGGCTCTGCGCACGGTAAGCATTGCTATGTGGGGGCTCGCGGCAAACCCGGTGGTACTGGCAATCGCTGCCGTCGTGGCAGTCTTCGCCGGTGCCGCCTACCTGATCTACAAGAACTGGGACGCGGTGAAAGCCTATGTCATCAGCCTCTGGAACGAGATCAAAGCAGGGTTTTCTGGGGGCATTGGCGGCATCTTGACCATCCTGGCCAACTTCAGCCCCATCGGGATCATCTATCGGGCATTCGCAGAGGTGCTGAACTACCTGGGCCTCGATCTCCCGACCAAGTTCACCGAGTTCGGCAACATGATCGTCAATGGCCTGGTGAATGGCCTCCTCGCCGGCATGGGCAAGGTGAAAGAGACCATCAGCGCGATCGGCGATTCAACCATTGGTTGGTTCAAGGAGAAGCTCGACATCCACAGCCCATCGCGGGTGTTTGCCGAACTCGGCGGTTTCACCATGGAGGGACTGACACAAGGATTGCAGGCCGGCCAGAAAGGCCCGCTGAACGCGGTGAACAACCTCGGCCAGCAGCTCACCACGGCGGGCAGCCTGGGCCTGGGCGTTGCTGCCATGCCCGGCCTCTCGGTCGATACGCGCGCGCCCATCAGTCCAGCCGCTGCGACCACCTACGACAGCCACGACACCTACGAAATCAACATCCACCCCACGCCTGGCATGGATGCCTTGGCAATCGGCCGCGCCGTGCGGGCAGAACTTGCGCGCATTGAAAGCGAAAAAGGCGCCCGCAAGCGCAGCCAACTGTCCGACCTGGAGTAAATCGTCATGATGATGGCCTTGGGCATGTTCGTCTTCAGCCTTTCCACAGCCGCCTACCAGGAGCTGCAACGACAGACCGAGTGGCGACACGTCAGCAATACCCGCATCGGTGCCGCTCCGGCCAGACAGTTTGTGGGCCGAGGCGACGACTCGATCACCTTGCCGGGCGTCATCCTGCCCGAGTTGGCCGGATCTGTACTGAGCCTCGACACCCTGCGGCTGATGGCGAACACCGGCAAAGCCTGGCCCATGGTCGAAGGTAGCGGCCGGATCTACGGTTTGTGGGTGATCGAGAGCCTGAGCGAGACCAAGACGATGTTTTTCCGTGATGGCACGCCGCGGCGCCTGGAATTCACGCTCAATCTCAAGCGCATCGATGACGACCGGATAGACCTGATCGGCGCCGCCGGTAGCACTGGCGTGAGTATCTTGAGGATGCTGCTGTGATCGATGCTGCCCTCGCCCGTGTTACGGGCTTTATCGAAGACGCTGCCGGCCGGTACCGCCGCGACGCTGTCTACGCTGTTCCAGCCTTTCGCATCACCGTAGACGGCAACGATATCGCCCAACTCATCAGCCCGCGCCTGATGAGCCTGCAACTGACCGACAACCGCGGCATTGAAGCCGATCAGCTCAGCATCACCCTGAGCGATCATGACGGGCTGCTGGCCATTCCGCCGAAGGGTGCCGTGGTTAGGCTCTGGCTTGGCTGGAGTGACACCGGCCTGGTGGACAAGGGCACCTACACCGTCGACGAGACCGAGCACAGTGGAGCTCCGGACGTGCTTAGCATCCGGGCACGCTCGGCCGATCTGCGCAAAGGGCTGAAAACAAAGCGCGAGCGGAGCTGGAGCAACACCACCCTCGGCGATGTCCTGGGCGATATCGCCATCGGTAACGGTTTGACCGCCACCATTGCCGGCGCCCTGGACGGCCTGCCCATCCTGCAGTTGGACCAGGCCAACGAATCAGACGCCAACCTGATCAGCCGTGTCGGTGAAGAGTTCGACGCCGTGGTCACCGTCAAGGCTGGCTGCCTGCTGTGCATTCCGGCCGGCGGAGGCAAGACAGCCAGCGGCATGGAGCTCCCGCACATCACTCTCACCCGTAGCGACGGTGACCAGCACCGCTATCTGCAGGCCGACCGCGACAGCTACGACGGCGTGCGTGCCTACTTCTACGACGTGAACAGTGCAAAGAAACAAGAGGCGATCGCCGGCGGCGGCGACAACCTCAAGGACCTGCGTCACACCTTCAGCGACCGCCAGTCAGCACTGCGAGCCGCCCGGGCCGAATTCAACCGCCTGCAGCGTGGCAGCGCCACCCTGAGCTACACCCTGGCCGTGGGCCGGCCGGATCTGATCCCCGAACTGACCTATACCCTGGAAGGCGTGAAGCCCGAGATCGACGCGATTATCTGGTACGGCGGCAACGTGCAGCACAGCCTTAGCGCCGACAGCGGCTACACCGTCAGCCTGGAGCTGGAAAGCAAGTTGCCCGAGGACACCGTCGAAGGGTTGGCCGAGGAGAACAAAGGGGATTACACGGGGATCATCGCGTACTACCGCGACAAGAAGACGGGCAAACAAAAGACCATCACGGCCGGGGATCAGAGCAAGCCACGGCGGCTGAAGTGGTTGTATGCCAGCAAAACCACAGCGAAGCGGGCTGTCGATCGGGAATGGAAGAAGATGCAGGAGTCGAAAGAAACATAAACCCCGACACATGGCCGGGGTCTGGTTTAACTATTCGTCTAGTTGGGCGAACGCCTCCAGCATTCGCACAACATCTCTTTGCTGTTGCCCACTGATACTCCTGAACATTGTCAGAATCCTTAGCTCCAGATCGCTCAGTACATACGCCTGATCGACTGGCAAGACTTGGCTTTCTGGCACACTGCTGTTCTTCAACATGCGATTACTCCATTCACACGCAACGGGCGCCCGGAGCCCATATGGCACCGTCCTGGTCGCCCGGGGAACAGCCGATTTTCAGCACGTTAAAGCGTGCCACCAGCCCCATCAATTGCTAATTGGCGCAACAAATTTCAGGGTGCCAATTTACTTATCTTGTCTTAACGAAATGTCAGTAGGCAGGAGTTCATAACGCACGAACCACTCACAGAAAGACCGTTAGAAAAGGTTCGGCCGTCGTACTTCCCGCCAGCTTGTACCCTTTCCACCTCTACCCCATTCTCGCCAGTGAGTACTGCAACTGCACGCTGGGCCAGGGCAGAAGCTTGCTTACTTCTTTCCTCGTACTCCGGCTCCGTCGCGATGGTCCATCCGACATTGATACGGGTACACCTGAACTCGATCTTCATAGAGAACGTCTTGTCGCCGAAGGTATAGCGAGAAGCAGTGCAGCCAGGTGACTCCTCTTCTTGAGATTGCTTGAGAACTGGAGAACCAATGGCCTTCACCGTAGCGGCTACGTCAATTTGCCCAACATCTGCCAGCGCGCTGGATACGCACACCTGAAAGAGAGCAGTAGCCGCCAGGGTTTTTATAAACATGGGTCATATCCTTATGAGCGCTTGGGTCAGGTGATCCCAGTCTGTGAGTTTTTATACTGGCCCTGGGGTCTTCGCGAGCGCGTAAGCCATTCGTACCAACGCCTGTTTGTCGTCGTGCGTCATAAGCCGATAGTAATCAAGCAAGAGCAACTCACCCGCCGAAATTGAGTCAGCCGGAACAGGCCTGCGATCTCCGGTCACCACGTACAAGACATCAACACCCTTTTCCGCAATGGCGGCTAGATAAGCAGCGTCAGGACTTCGTTCGCCTTTTTCGTAATTGAACTGCGATGTTTTGGCTACCCCAGCAAAAGCAGCAAATTCCGCCTGGTTGAACCCCAGGCGCGCACGCTCTTCCTTCAGCCTTTCGCCAATATTCAACAAAACGACCCCTTAAGAGATTGACTATTCAACATTCGTTGAATAATCTTCCCCTGTAATCACACGAAATCACACGAAACGAGACTATGCCGAACGCATACCCCACCGAGCAAGCTTGCCAAGAGGCCCGTGGTCGCCTTGCGCGCCAGGGAATCTCAGCGAAAGACTGGGCCGAAAAGCACGCCCTAACTCCATCAACCGTTTATGCGGTGCTGAATGGACAGAAGAAGTGCCTGCGCGGTGAGTCCCACCGTGCAGCAGTGCTCCTCGGCATCAAAGATGGCGAGGTGACACAGTAATGCGCCGGCTATCCACAGAAAACGAGAACGCCAAGCGCGTTCTTCTCGACAGCCGCCGCAAGGTGATCAGCGCGCTGATCAACGCCTACCCCGGTGGGCGCGATGGCTGTGCGGCGCTGCTGGGTCTGGACATCAAGAAGTTTGATAACCAGGCCTACGGAAGCGCCGGGCATCGCCCCCTGGAGGACCACCAGCTCTGCATGCTTGAGCAGATCATTGGCTCCACCTTTCTGCCTGACTACATCTGCGGCATGTACGGCGGTGTATTCGTCCCCATGCCTGAGGCTGAGTCGCTGGATAACCTGGCCCTCTACACATTGGCTCTGCGTGCTGATGTCAAGGAAGGCCAGCTCGACCAACTGATAGCCAAGGCGCTGGAAGATGGCGAGATAGATGAAGGCGAGATCGCAGAGATCATCGCTGCCCACCGCGAACACGTTGCTGCCTGCCATGCAGAGGTGGGGGCAGTCATCACTCTGCACCGCAAGACGCGATCAGCGCCGAGAGAACAAACACCGCCGAAGGGGGATGTCTGATGAGCACCTACAAGCTGGTGTGCCCCCATTGCCGTTCGAGCATGCGTATTCGCACCAGCGAAGGGACGCACATTTTTCTGAGAGTCGCTTACCTGCAGTGCAGCAACGAAGGCTGTGGGGCGACCTACCGTGGCCAATTCGAGATTACTCATGAAATGAGCCCCTCCGGCATGCCTGATCCAGGCGTGAAGCTGCCAGTTGCGCCCGTTTCTATCCGCCGCCAGGCGATGAGATCCGCCGACGATCACCCCGATCTGCTGGACCAACTGGAAATGGAGGGAGTACCTGCATGAACGCCATCACCTTGACCGCCAACCCTGCAACCGACTACCGCGCTGCGATGCAACAGGCGGCAGTCGCCTATTTGTATCGCCACCGCTGCGAACACCTGGCCGGTGACAACCAACCACTTGAAAACTGCGCCCGGTACCTGGAGCAGTGCCTTGAGGTTCCCCACCACCTGGTACAGCGCATCGCGGAACTGGCCGTTGCCGAGTTCGAGAGCATGACCTGCAACCGCGTGGCGTTGCTCGGCGTTCACCCTGGCAGCGGCGTGTTTCGCCCGAAAATCTGGTTACTCGATACCTGCACCCAGCAGCGACACCCTGTGTCGGCGCGCTTGCTGCCTACGCGCCTTCTGAACACCCGCACTACGCACTAACCCAATCTCCCCCTGCTGTATGCCCGCACTGCGTGGGTAAGGGGAAACTGCACCCTACTGGTGGCCGAAATGAGCAAAATCACCATAAAACTGGAACTGGACGAGCAGCAGGCGAAGAAGTACCTGCAGTGGCTGGACAGTCAGTACAACGTCACCATGGCTGATGTTTGGTACTCCGACCGCTACCGGAATGTACCCAGCGGCCAGCGAGCGCCGAAGGTGCTTGAAGACCTGCCCTACCTCGCCGGCATCTGCCGGACGCGCTGCGAGCTCAAGAAGATGCTCGGTGCTGGTACCGGGGAGCGTTCGCAGTGAGTCGCAAGCCCATGCAAAAGCCGATGGAACAGCAGATCCGCGCTGATGTTATCCAGCACCTGGAGGCCGACTTCGGCCTCCAGCACATGGCTGGCACGAAGTACATGCGCAAGGGCACCTGCCCTCAGTGCAATCAGCGACGCCTGTTCTCCCGCCACGACGAGCCATGGTTCATCCGCTGTGGCCGGGAGCAAAACTGCAAGTACATGGCGCCCACTAAGGAGCTGTACCCCGATCTGTTCGACAACTGGAGCAAGCGCGCCCCAGCTACCGATGACAACCCTACGGCCAGCGCCAAAGCCTATCTCACCTTCTCCCGCGGCTTCCGGCTGGAACTCATCACGGGTTGGTTCACCCAAGACAACTACTTCGACGGGGAGCTGAATATCGGCTCCGCGACGGTGCGCTTTCCCTTGGATCACGGCGGCTACTGGGAGCGGCTGATTGATCAGCCCTCGCGCTTCGGCAAGAAGAAAGCCCGCTTTCAGCCAGGGCAAAGCTATAAGGGCTACTGGTGGTGCCCGCCTTGCCTGGATCTGCTGCAGGTCAACGAACTGTGGATTGTTGAGGGAATCTTCGACGCCATTGCACTGATTCATAACGGCATATCAGCAGTGTCGGCGCTGTCCTCCAATGCCTTTCCTGAAGAGTCGCTGAAGGCATTGATCGCCGCCCGAGCAGGCAAGCCGCCCAAGCTAATCTGGGCACTGGACAACGAGCCAGGTGCACATAAGTACACCAGGACCTGGGTCAAGCGTGCTCGCGAGCTGGGATTCATTTGCGAGGCGGCGCAGATCCCACAACCCGACGCTCGCAAGGTCGACTGGAACGATCTGCACCAGCGCTGGGCCTTCATGGAGGATGAGGTTGAACGGACGCACCGGATCGACAAGGACCTCGCCGAAGCACGTCACCATGGCGCCCTGCTGATCGCTGAAAGCGCCACCGACAAGGCATTGCTCATGTACCAGTGGCGCGAACGGGAGGAGTTTCACTTCTGCTTCGACTCCCGCCTGTACTGGTGGAAGTTGGACCTTGCCAAGTTCAACAGCGCCAAGCAGGCCCTGGAGAAAAGCGACGACCAGGACGCCCAAGTCCTCAACGAGCGGCAGCTGCGGGAGAAAGCGTTGAACGTTGCCGGCTGCGTCGTCGAAATCGCCAACTGCTACCCCAAGGCTCTGTATTTCCAGCGCAACGAGATTACGGACGAGTCCTGGTACTTCTTCCGGGTCGACTTCCCTCACGACGGCGGCTCAGTGAAGAACACCTTCACCGGTGGCCAGGTGGCCGCTGCCAGCGAGTTCAAGAAGCGCCTGCTTGGCATGGCCGCAGGGGCCGTGTTCACCGGCAGCGGCCAGCAGTTGGACAAGATCATGAAGGACCAGCTGTACGCCATCAAAACCGTGCAGACCATCGACTACGTCGGCTACAGCAAGGAATACGGCTGCTACGTCTTCAACGATATCGCCGTTCGCGAGGGGCAGCTCATCAGCATCAACGAAGAGGAGTTCTTCGAGATGGGCAAGCTCAAGCTGAAGTCGTTGCAGAAGGGTGTGAAGATCAGCCTGACCAAAGATGCCAAGCACTACGATACCCGTTGGCTGGGCCTACTCTGGCAGTGCTTCGGCACCCAGGGCATCGTGGCCCTGGCCTTCTGGTTTGGCTCCCTGTTCGCCGAGCAGATCCGCAGCCGCTACCAGTCTTTCCCATTCCTGGAAGCTACGGGCGAAGCCGGCGCAGGCAAGACCACCTTGCTCACCCTGCTGTGGAAGTTGCTGGGCCGTGAGGGCTATGAAGGCTTCGACCCGTCCAAATCCACCAAGGCCGGCCGTAGCCGTCTGATGGGCCAAGTTTCGGGCATGCCTATCGTTCTGCTGGAGTCCGACCGCAGCGGCGACGACAAGGCACACGCCAAGACCTTTGAATGGGACGAGCTCAAGGACTACTACGGCGGCGGCACCCTAGCGACCAAAGGCGTGAAGACAGCGGGCAACGAGACTTACGAGCCCCCATTCCGCGGCACCATCGCCATCAGCCAGAACGCCCCCGTGGTGGCTTCTGAAGCGATCATGACCAGGATCGTTAAGCTGCACTTCGTCCGCCCCAACGTCACGCCAGAAAGCCGTGCAGCGGCCGACCTACTCAACTCTCTGGAAGGCTCGACCCTGAGCAACTTTCTGCTCCAGGCCGTGCGCAAAGAGCAGGACACCATGGAGCTGTTCGGCAAGCGCCTGCCGGGGTACGAGGCGAAGTTGCGAACCCTTCATTCCCACTGTTTCGCTTGCGGCACGGCGTTCCACGACGAGGGAAGCGCCTGTAAGCACTGTGGCAACAACCTGCGCGGCTACATCCGGGTTGAGCGCATCAACAAAAACCACGCCCAGTTACTCGCCCTTCTGGACTGCTTGCAGACCGTTGTGAAACTCAGCGATCAGCAAATCAGTGGTACCCGGGCCCTGGTCATCAGCATGGCCATCGAGCGCCAAGCCTCGATCAGCTCCGACCACCCAGTAGTGGCTGAATTCTGGGAAGTCTACGAGTACCTCGAAGGCCTGGATGCCGACGGGCCGGTGGTCAATCACAGCAAGAATGAAAACGTGATCGCCATCAACCTCAACGACTTCGTGAAGGTCGCGGCCGAGCACCGCCAGAAAATCGCAGACATCAGCGAACTGCGGGATCGCTTGAAAGACTCCCGGTCCCGGAAGCTGCTCCACCCAAACAAATCGACTGACAGCGCTGTTCGTGCCTACCAAGCCCGGACCAGCAACGCCGTCATAGCCAAGCAACCCATCATGAAGTGCTGGCACTTCCAAGCCTGATCTACCCAACCCGCCAGGCGCTGCAACGCTTCGGCACCCCAAAGGAGAAGCACCATGCAAGACGACAACGAACCGACCTTGAGTGACAACGCGATCACGTTGACCTGCAGCGCCGCGGCGCTGGCTGTCCTGATCGTCCTGGGCAACCTCGCACCGGACGTACTGCTGGCCATCGTCCGTTAACCCAACCGCCCAGGTGCTGCAACGCCTGGGCAACCCCAAAGGAGAAGCACCATGCATATCGAGGTCATCAAAGGCGCCAGGGAAACGGGAAAGACCCGCCAACTAAGGCAGATCGAGGAGCAGCGAAACGCGCAAGGAAAGCCCACCAGCATCATCCACGCGGATGCATACGCCCAAGAGGGCCTGCTTTCGATCATGGAAGTAAGGATTGAGCGCGGAGAACGAACATTGCTCGTGGATGACTGCACCCGCCAGCAAATCGACGAAGTATTGAAGTGGCAGACAGCTCACGACGAGAACGATGGATTGAAGGACCTGGAAATTTTCCTGGTTCGCATCGCCGGCTGAATTGTTCCGAAAGAGTGGTGCCGAGGGACTGCAATCCCTCGGCACCGACCACCCCAAAGGAGAAGCACCATGCAAGTGAATCAACCCCAAGGCGGCACCGTAGAGGCTACCACAACCCCACTCGCTGTCGGCGACAAGGTCAGCTACACAGCCCTGAAAGCACAGGGCAACGGGTACAGGCTCAGTGCCCGCAATGGCGTGATCGTAGAGATCAACGGCCCGCTCGCAGTGGTTCGCATCGGCAACGGCCACCGAACCACCCTGCCGCTGACGAAGCTGACTCCGGACGGCCAGCCCAACGAGCTCACCCGCATGTTGTGCGGAGGGCGCTGAACATGGCCGAACGCTCCCGCCCGGCGATGGCAAGCCATCGCCTGGACCTGCCGAGCCGCTGTGACATCTGCGGCAAGGCCAGATCCACCCGCACCCACCAACGCTGTAGCAAAACCCGCCAACAGAGCAAGACAGCGGAGTGGGCAGCATTCATGGCCGAACAGGCCGCAGCCAAACAGAACAAGCCGCGGCGTTTCGCGCGCTGAACTGAGAAACGGGCGTTCAACGGGGAGCTGCAACTCCCCATCGCCCCAAAGGAGAAGCACCATGCAAGCACATCATCCAAAGGGCGCAAGCGGCGATATCAGCCCGAAGGTACAGGACAAACTGCGCAAGTTACTGGCCCTGGCAGAGCGAGGCGAAGGAGGAGAAAAGATCAACGCCCGGCGCATGCTGGACAAAATGCTCTCGCGACATGGTCTGACCCCCGATGATCTAGTCGACGAGCACCGCGAAATTCGCTGGTTCCCCGCCACAAGCTTCGATCGTCGGCTGGCTCTACAGATACTGGCAAAGCTCCATAACACCTCCGACCCGGGCGTCTACAAGAGCAAACAACGACCAAGGCAGGTTGGCGTCAAGGTTACGCCTGCAGAAGCCATCGAGTTCGAGCTCCATTACGACACTCTGCGCAAGGCGCTCTCGGAGCACTTCAAAGATGCGTTTTCCGCGTTCGTACAGGCCAACAGACTGTTTCCCGCTGACTCATCTACGGATAGCGAGCCGTCACTCAGCGAGCGCGACTTTCGAGTAATGAGCATGGCCTCCGCTATCCCTCTCACTCAGGTCAGGCCACGCCTTGCTCACACGCAGAGCAACACACAGCAGGAGGCCCAATGAACGTATTCCTCTTGCTGTACCTGTGTACCAGTGCCACCCACACGGACTGTCAAGTTATCCCGGTCCAGCACTGGGTGGGGCCTGATGCTTATCAGCGGTGCGTCAACGCAATACCAGGCCTCGCCACAGCCTTAACCGCCGCCAACCGCGAGCTACATCAGTTTGATTGCGAGATCCAGGCTGCATCCGCTCAACCTGAAGAGGAAACGGCCCAACCTGAGTTCATTCATCAATCGTTTCGGATGTGAAGCCGCCAGGGAGTTAGCCATGAACACTGTCTTTATCCTGATGGCCCAATACGACGGCCAGGCGATTATCTCGCTGGAACTGGTGTGCCGGGATTACTTCACGCACCTAACGCCGGAAATGTTCCAGCGCAAGGTGATGAGTGGTCAGATCAAGCTACCAATTACCCGCCTAGAACCGAGCCAGAAGTCGGCCAAGGGCATCCACCTCACCGATCTGGCCGCTTACCTAGATCTACAGCGCGCGGCCGCGGTTAAAGAGCACAACCAGCTCAACGGGATAAAACCCGCCTACTGAGCCACTTCATTGATGCGGCGCCCAGTTGGACGGGCGCCCTCAACATCTTCTCGTGCCACTCCCATCCCACGTAACGATCACCCTTCCCGCGCAGGTGGGTGTAGCGCCTCATCGAGTTCCAATCCCTATGCCCTGAAACGCTCGCCACACGCGGGATATCCCAGTCCATTTCGAACAGACGGCTGATGCCTTCGTGGCGAAGGTCATGGAAGTGCAGATCTGCGATGTTCAAAAACTTGCAGGCTTTCGTCCAGGAAGTGGAGATAGATTCAGGGCTGTAGGGGAATATGTCGTCGCCGGCCTTTGGCATCGTCTGGAGAATCTGCCACGCCTCGTCCGGCAGGTAACACCAGACATCGTTGCCGATCTTCTGACCGGGGTTCTTCATGTCGCGCACCAGCACTCGCTGACCATGCTCGTCGACATCCGCCCAGCGAATACGGGTTATTTCATCCAGCCGGCGCGTAGAGAACAGGGCAAAGCCCACGACTTTCAGCATATTGATGACAGTTGGGCGCCTCGCCTGCATGTCTTGGTAGTGCGTCAGCACCCTTCCCAACTCGTCCAAAGTCGGCCGGCGGTCGCGCTCACGACTTTTCAGGTTGTAACCCAGCTTGCGCAGTACACGCCGGGCGCCGCCCATGGCGAGCGGGTCCACTTGGTACCCCCACGCATCCTTGGCAATTGCTAGAACAGCGCCGAGGTGCGCCAGGTCATTGCCAGCGGTTTGTGGCTGAACCCCGCCACCTTCCTTGCTCATCCGCCAAAGCGCGAAATCGACCAAGCACTGGGTATTGATGTCCGTGTCGGTCAGCCCGCCGAGGTACGTCTCACCGATGGCATTGAGTGTCGCACGCTTGGTCTTACCCAACGGCCGGGCTTTCTCGACCTCTACCAGGTAGCGTTCGGTCATTTCTTTGAGCGTGGCGCCCTTGCGGCTTGCTCGCTCGATCGCCCCAGGTTCATCAAGCTCCGACTCGCGCTTACGCGCCCAGGCCTGGGCGGCCTGTTTTCGGGCGAAGGTCTGGCTCTCTTGGTAAACTTGCACTCCGTCGCGCTTGATGCGGATCTGAGCCGTGTAGCTCACACTCCCATCTGCCAGTTTTCTTGCCCTGATAGTCGCCAT